TATTATTCCTGAATTTATAGATAAGATTGAAACAGCTGATTTAAGCAACGATTTTTATATAACTAAAGATGAAATAGTAAATTTAAAAACAGGGTCTAAAATCTTATTTAAAGGTATTAAAACAAGTAGTGGAACGCAAACAGCTTCGCTTAAATCTTTAGCAGGAGTTACTACTTGGGTATTAGATGAAGCGGAAGAATTAACAGATGAAGAAACATTTGAGAAGATAGACTTCAGTATTAGAACAAAAGGAATACACAATAGAGTTCTTTTAGTATTAAACCCTGCAACAAAGGAACACTTTATTTATAAGAAGTTCTTTGAAGATAAAGGTGTAGAAGCAGGAAGCAATTTAATAAAAGGAGATACTACCTATATACATACAACTTATTTAGATAATATAGAAAATCTATCTGAATCATTTATAAATCAAATAGAAAATATAAAACAACGCAGACCCGAAAAGTATAAGCACCAAATATTAGGCGGTTGGTTAGATAAAGCAGAGGGAGTTATATTTACTAATTGGAAGATAGGCGAATATAAACAAATAGGTAAATCAGTATTCGGACAAGATTTTGGATTTAGCAACGACCCTACAACACTTGTAGAATGCAATATAGACACTTCTAACAAACGAATTTATATAAATGAACGTTACTATCTACAAGCATTAACAACTTCGCAAATATACGCTTTAAATAAACAACATTGTTTAGATAGTTTAATAGTAGCTGATTCTGCCGAACCAAGATTAATATCAGAACTACAAACAGCAGGTTTAAATATAGTACCTGCAATTAAAGGTCAAGGTTCTGTTACTTATGGAATATCACTTTTGCAAGATTACGATTTAATAGTATCACCTGAATCAATTAACTTAATTAAAGAATTAAATAACTATTGTTGGTTAGAAAAGAAAAGCAATACACCAATAGATAATCATAACCATTTATTAGATGCTTTGCGTTATGCTGTTAGTCATCAATTAGAGAATCCAAATAAAGGTAACTATTTTATATACTAATATATAGAACGGATTAGCTATTTTACTAATTTATTTATTATGACTTACGGACAAATGATTGCAACAATACAATGTTATATACATCACGTTAAAGGCGTTGAGGTAGGTATTAACTTACCACGCAATATAGGTGAAATTAAAAAGATGAGGTTAATGTACGATGTAGCAGTAGAACATTTGAAAAGTTAAATGTTAAAGTTTTGTTAAAATTAATTTATGTAACAAATTTATATTATATTTGTTTAAAATTTAAAACAAAGCAAAATGAAAAAAGTAAAAGTAACAGTTAAATATTGCGATATAGAATTTGTGGTTACAGGATTTTATATAAAAGGTTCTGATTATGATTATACAGGAAGCTGTATTGAAGATGAAATAATATCTATTCAAGGTGTTGATGTTTGGGAAATACTATCGCAAAAACAAATAAATGATATAATTGATTTAGCAATAGAAAAAATAGAAGATTAGATTTTGTTTTAATTAGGTTAGTTGGTTAAAGAGGTGTGCAGAAATGTATGCCTTTTTTTATTTTTAATAGCTTTGTTATTTAGTTTAATACAATATCATAAAATAGTTATTAATATAAAAAACAATAATATGAAATTAGAGATTAGCATACCAACAGAATTAAAAGAAATTAAGTTAGCACAATACCAAGCGTTCTTAAAAATAGCTAAAGATAATGAAGATTTAGAATTCCTTAATCAGAAAATGGTTCAGGTATTTTGCAATATAGATTTAAAAGACGTTGCAGAAATTAGATACAAAGACGTTATAGAAATAACAGAATCGTTATCTAAAATGTTTAACGTGCAATCACATAAATTTATAAATAGATTTAAACTTGGTGGCGTTGAATTTGGTTTTATTCCTGATTTAGAAGAAATGACTTTTGGTGAATATACAGATTTAGATTCTTATATTGGTGATTGGGATAATATGCATAAAGTTATGGCAGTATTGTATAGACCTATAACAAAGAAATGTTTAAATAATACTTACGAAATAGAAAAATATAATGGTAGTATTACTTATTGTGATGTAATGAAACACGCACCTTTAGACGTTGTATTTGGTGCTTCGGTTTTTTTTTACAATTTAGGCAACGAATTATTGAAAAGTACGATGAATTATTTGGAACAGAACAAGGGGATACAGACTATTCTGCAACAGCACAATTTGGAAAACGATGGGGATGGTACAGTTCAATCTATGCTCTTGCTCAAGGAGATGTTACAAGATTTGACAGAATTACCGAACTACCGATTAACCAATGTTTAACTTTTCTAACATTTGAAAAACAAAAAAATCAAATAGAATCAGATTTAATTAAAAAAAGAGTATGAGTACATTTTACGAAATAACGCAAGTAATTAAGAATAAACTACAAGAAGATTTATTTGTTAATACAGTTACAATAGGTGATATATTTAAAGTTGATTTAAATAAACAAACTATATTTCCTTTAAGTCATATTATAGTTAATTCAGTATCTTATAATGGTCCTGTATTAAAGTATAATATATCTATATTATGTATGGATATTGTAGATGAATCAAAAGATAAAGTAACAGATATATTCTTGGGTAACGATAACGAGCAGGATGTATTAAATACTCAATTAGCAGTTGCAAATAGATTTTTAGAAGTATTGCGCAGAGGTGCTTTAGCAGAAGATTACGAATTAGTAAACGATAGTGCTTCAATAGAATTTTTTACTGATAGATTTGAAAATAAAATAGCAGGGGTTACATTTACTTTTGATATGGCTATACAAAACACGATGACAAAATGTTAGAAACAGATTTAGCAATAAAACGCTTTAGAGATTACGTAATACAACAATCACGAAGCAATTTAACAAAATCAGGTCATAACAATACAAGCGACTTGTATAATAGTTTGAAAGGCGAAATTGTATCTGATAAGAATTATACTATTGTTGGGTTTCAAATGAACGATTACGGAACATTTGTAGATTTAGGTGTTAAAGGTAAAACGAGTTCTGAAAAAGCACCTAATAGCCCTTATAAATTTGGAACAGGTACAGGAAGAAAAGGTGGTTTAACAGAAGGAATACAAAAATGGGTTCAACAAAAAGGTTTTCAATTTAGAAATAAACAAGGTAAATTTTTATCTTATAAATCAACAGCTTATTTAATTACACGTTCTATATTTCATAAAGGAATTAAACCAAGTTTGTTTTTTACAAAACCTTTTGAAGCAGGATATAAAAAATTTATAGATACAGATATTATGTTAGCTTTTGGAAAAGATATAGATACAATGATAGATTATAATTTAAAAAATATAAAATGAATGTAATAAGTGCAAGAAGTCCTTTTGAAATAGTAATAAACGAAACAGGGCAAACAGGTAGCAAAGTAGAATTATTTATTTGGAATAAAGGTACAACAGAACCTACTACTCCTACTTATATAATGAGTGAAAATATTGCTTCTGCTACACAAACAGAAACTAATTATAATATATCACCTTATATTTTAGAATACATAAATCAGATATATGTAAACTATTCATCTACACCAATAGTTGAAGCAAATACAGATTGGTGTTTTGTTCGTGTTAAAAGATATAAAAATGTTTCAGGAACTTATACTTTATTATCTAATACTTTGTATATTGGTATAAATGCTTATACAGATGTTATAGATGGATTTAATACAGATATTGCAGATGGGCAAGATTATATTTTATTGGGTAGTAATATAGGGTATAAATTGCAATACTATAATAGAGTACCTTTTTATAATTTTATTTGCACACGTGCAACAGGAATAGATTATTTAATTAAATACTATACAGCTTCAGGTAGTTTAATATCTTCAACTACTTTCTTAAGTGGTGGTTCTACTGCATATTATAATTATCGTTTACCTTTAGCATATAATAATTCTGCCTATTGTGAAATAGAAAATACAGACGATGGGGTTTTATATCGAATTTACACAGAAGCTATTGAAGAATGTAAATATACGCCTGTTATTTGTACGTATGTAAACAAATTAGGTGGTTGGCAACAATTAACTTTTTTTAAAGCACAAACAAATAAAATAAATATACAAGGTAGTAAATATGATTTAATGCAAGCTGATATTAATTACAATCCATTTATAGGGCAAAGTAAATCTTTCAACATAAACGGAAAACAATCTATAACTTGTAATACAGGTTGGGTTTACGAAAATTATAATGATTTTATACGTGAATTAATGTTATCTGATACAATTTTGTTAGATGATAAACCTGTAATAATTAAAACACAATCTTTAACTTATAAAACAAATTTATTAGACAAGAATATAAACTTTACTATTGATTTTGAATATTCTAATAGTTTACTAAATAACATAATATAATGAATGTAGTATCACTTCATATTTATACAGGTTCAACTTCTAAAAGATTGGATTTATTCAACGATGAAAAAATATCTGTAACAAGTGCGGTTCAAAATGCAAATGATATAGGAAAAATATTTACTGATTTTTCTCAATCGTTTACAATTCCTGCATCTGCTAAAAACAATAAAATACTTTCACATTGGTACGAAAGTTCTTTAGATAATGGTTACGACCACAGAAAAAGATATGACGCTTATATTAAAATAAATTCAGTTCTATTTAAGAAAGGAAATATACAACTTGAAAAAGCAAATAAAAAGAATGGGTTTATAGAAAGCTATTCAGTTACTTTTTACGGAAACTTAACACAACTAAAAGACAAGTTTAAAGATGATAAATTAAACACAATAGATTTTAGTAGTTTAAATCATACTTATAATTCAACTAATATAATAAATAGAATAAATCCTACAAGTAGTTATTTAGTTCAATATCCTTTAATAGGTTCGCAAAGAAAATTCTATTACAAAGAGGGTACTTCAACACAAGATATAAATAAAACTACAGGGGCTATAAAATGGAATGAATTATTTCCTGCAATACCACTATGGAAAATATTTGAATTTATACAATCAAAATATGGAGTTACATTTACAGGTAGTTTTTTTAGTTTAGACCAATGGAGTAAATTATTTTTATACCTTAAAAACGCTGAAGCAATTACATATACTTCAGAGAAAATAATGGTAGATTTTTATTCAGTTGTTACAGGACCATTTCCTGAATTAAATTTAACTACAAATGTAATTACAACAAATTGGAATTTTGCTACAATTACTTCAAGTTTTCAAGCTATTATAACTTCAGATATATTTGTTTATCCACGTTCAGGTTATGGTAGTGTAGATTATACAGTTTATATTTATAGAGATGATTTGTTATATAGAACATATCAACGTGTTGGTGATTCACAATGTCAATTAGATGATTTTAATTATGCCGATACACAAGGGGCTACATATACATATAAGGTTTATGTTAGTTCTAATTCAGATTTTCAATTTGGAACATATTTAGATTATCGTAGAATCTATGCTAATAATTTGACAAATTCATATAGTAGTGTAACAGTTCGTGCAGGAAGCGACACGCAAACAACAACAGGAAAAATAAACATAAACAATTATATCCCTGATATTACTATTAATGATTTTATTACAGGTTTAATAAAAGCGTTTAATTTAATGATAATTCCTAAAGATATAAATACATTTGAATTTTTGCCTTTAGAAATGTATTATAACGCAGGTAAAATTTTAGATATAACAAAATATGTTTATTCTAATGAAATGGATATTGAACGCCCTAAATTATTTAAGGCGATTAACTTTGAATATGAAAAGAGTAACAATATATTAAACAACGCTTATAGAGGTTTATATAATACTGAATATGGTGATTTAATTTATACAAACACGAATTCTAACGAAAGTTCTAATTATGATATTAAATTACCATTTGAAAACGTGCTATTTGAAAAGACTATAAACCAACCTTTTGAAACTGCAACTATAATAGATAAAGATTTAAAACCATACACGCCAAAACCAATGTTAATCTATAACAATGGAACTTTACCTACAAATTTAGGAACGAATGATAAAATACATATCACAACTGAAACAGGAGTTACTGATGTAAATAACTATGTTAGATTTTCAAACGAATACAATAGCTTGCCTACTGATTTAACTTATTCGTATTTAATGACTATGAATTTCAGTAACGAACAATCACCTTGGTATAATGTTTTAGCACCAAAAGGGCTGTATTTTAGACACTATAAAAATTATATAGATAACTTATATAATATTAAAACACGTATCATTAAATGTAAAGCGTTATTTCCTACAAGTCTATTAAGTTCAAGTGTAACAAATGGAACAGGTAAAAATTTAGGAATAGCTTTAAACGATAGATTAATAATTAGAAATAAAAGATACATTATTAATAATATGACTATCGATTTAACAAGTGGTGAAACTAATTTAGAATTAATTA